AAATATCTGCACCATTTTTACCAGTACCTGCAGTATCAGCACCAGATGCACCACCTTTTACGTCATACTGCATTTCTGGAACTACAACCATACGGAATTGATCAACAGTTCCGATTTCTCCATGTAAAACATTACCAGCGTCAGCATATTTTTCTACGCCAACAAAGCCAGAACCTACAGCAGAACTAGGATCAATTCCTGTCATCTTACGTACTACAGGAATTAAGTCAGTTCCTATAAACATGACTCGACCACCATTAATGGTTTTAGTGTCAATCATACGAGATCCACTAATAATCTTCGTTTGCTTAGGAGTTTTGTTATCATCCAAAGCAATCGAAAGATTCATCAAGTCATTATATGTAACTACCTCATCAACATCCAATCCACTACCTGTTTTAACAGCGCCACCGGAAGTAGCTGAACAATAATAAGCAGTACCATTAGAAGTTGCGTTAGTGATTAAATCATTCTGAAGCTCAGCTTCAGTTAATTCATTAGCACCAACAAGAGCTTCCTCAGTGATGTGGGATAACAATTCCTCATCAGTATCGAAATCCATAGATTCCTGAGTATACTCAGTAAAAAATCCACGTTTAAGCAAATCACCTTCAATTTGAGTACGTGTAAACCCAACTCGGTTAACTCGTCCGCCGTTCTCACGTAACGTTGGGATCTTTTTCTTAATTGCACCAATATCTTTATAAGAGCCATAAAGATTTTGACCATTTGGTGCAACGTCTACTGCACCACTTTCTGCTATAGCTAAAGCTTGTGTAGTAGTATCAGTAGATATTACTGCACCAGCAGCATTCCAAGCAGTCCATGTGTTTTTTACAATAGCAGCAGTTGCCGCATCTAGACCCTGGTCTCCTACATTTAATGTATCAAGCATAGGAACATAAACATCTTGCTTGATTTTCTTACCCATATGCTTAGGCATCGCTCGTACATCAGCCAAAGGCATGAAATACTGGTGGTCCCTAACAGCAATAAGAGCTTTCTTAAAATAATAATCTGTTCGTGCTTGCGCACCTATACCAGATGCAGTTCCACCAGCAGTACTAGTGGGAGCATTATAAGCATTTTCGTTAGCCATAGTAATTTCCTATTTAATAGTAATTAAAATTACCGATTAGCATACTTCTTCATAAATTCCTCATCTGATAAACCTAAAAAATCTTCATTAGATGTAGTTTTTTTTGTAGTAGTCTGCTTGACCGGTGCTACTGCTTTTCGTTGTTTATTACGATTAGCATTAGCTTGTGAGTTTGTTTCAGTCTCGCTTGACACTTTGGGAGTACCTTTCTTATTAGAGCCCTGCTCATGAAGAATACCGGTTTTATGCATGTGCTCGGCGATCTGTCTATACGCATCTACATCAGCAATACCAGATAATTTACCTAGTGCTTTCTCCTGCTGTAGCATCGCATTAACTTTATCAAATACACCATTACCCATATGAGAGTTAATAATACCAATAATTTCAGGATTATCTGAAATAGTTGATTTACTCTTAACATCCCATTCTTTAGTTAAAACATTAATTGTTTTATTAAAGGTATCAGTATCTTTGATTTCATCGAGTATTTGATCTAAATGGTATTCTTTATCAGTAACAGAATAATCTGTCGGCTTGTAATCTATGGGTACTTCCGTATCAATATCTAAAGGGTCTATCCCACTTTCTTTAATAAGCTTAGCGACAGCTTTAGGATTCTTCTTAGATATATCAATTAGATTATGCAACTTAACTTCATCAAGAAGTTCGTTGTTTTCTAACATCTTAATTATCTTTAGATTAGGCTTCATTTGTGCCATCTTCTTTTGATAATTAGCGCCCATCTGCATTAGACGAACGATATCCTGAGGATCCGTAACCTGCATATCAACGCCATTGGCTTTGAAAGGTTCAGACACCTTTTTATATGCACTTTCGTAATCAAACTCTTTAGTTTCCGGACTATCGTCCTTTGTATCAGTCGAGTCTTTCTTACTAGTATCAAGAGATTCTGTTACATCACTATTATCGGAAGGTTCATGCTCCGTTTGGGTATCCCCATCAGGTTGGCTTACTTCATCCTCATCAGTGGTAGTTTCAGTTTGCTCCTGTGCGTCACTACCCTCTTCTACTGTAGTATCAGAGGTTACATCATCGGTCTCATCAGTTTGATCTGATGATTCAATTTCTTTATCAACTACTTCTTCTGTGTCTGAAGTAGGTTCTTCAGATAAGAAAGTAGCAGGATCTTGTTTTAAGAATTCTGCATCAGATAACCCTAAAGCAGTCTCAGTCATACAGATACCTCCTCAGCTAGAATTTCTTCACGGGTTTCTTCGTGTTCTTTTAAAGCTGTATCCATTTCAGTACCTCTACGCATAACAGCTTCAAGGTAATTAGCTAAAGCACCAACTCCATACTGCATATTATCTATTAATTTCATTTGTTCAGAAGTAAGGTTAGAACTTTTAGCCATAACTAACCTAGCTGCTTCTTCTTTAAAATACCCTTGATCAATAACATCTTTAAAGTATTGGCTGTCCATTAACTTAACACAGCTATCTCGTAATTTACGCATTTTATGAGCTGCTTCAATTTGAATATCTACCTGCTCTATTTCTGTCATATTGTTACCTTATTTTAAATTAAATTATAAAGGCCCCGTTTACTACAACTACTTACCCCTTATTTAACGCATCAAAGGCTACTTTGTCAAGATTAGATAATCTATCATGTTCTTTACTTTCCATATTTTGAGCATGTTTTTTATCATTTGCTTCTTGATCTCTTGCATTACCCACCCCTGATTCTTTCTCAACAAAGTCAAGATCTGATAGGTCAGAACCACTATGCATACTTCTTGCTTTAGCTTGTTCTGTTGCTGTTTTAGCGGTTTTAAGACCGATGTCTACTTCATTCTCTGCACCCTTAGCAGTTTCATTACGTATCTTAGCCTCTAACATCTGCATTTCAAGTTGATGCATTTGTTCTGCCATTGGATCAGGCTGAGGTTGATACTCAGAAATACGTTTAGCTAAATCAGGCATCTTACGTAACTTAGCAATATCAGCTAGAATCATATAACTCATTTCCGGAGGCATAGTGTTACCCATAGTTTGTAACATAAACGCTAGCTCACTAGCCTTTTGCTCATCAGCTTCCGCAGTAGAAATATTAAGCTTAATATCATACTTTCCTCCTAAATCATTACGGTTAATAGCTATAAACTCTTCATTAGTGATGCGAATAATTTCTTCATCTTCTAAGAATTCTGCGTTCATAGATATAATTTTGCGACCGATTTGGTTTAATCCATTTGAAAGTCTACGTAAAATGCCCAACTCACGTTTAGAAGTAGCATCAAGTGCTGACCTGATACCAGTAGCTGTGGCTCCTAATGCTTGTCCAGCAATACCCTGACTAAATGCTTTAACACCTGTTAAAGATTCAGCATCGTTATTTTGCATGTTTAGTACTTCAACAGCAGAACGTGGTATTTCTGGGTATACTTCCATATGAAATGCCTGTCCTGGATCTACATTAGCATTGAATTTATAGTCTTCTCCTCGTTCATACTTACGAGCATTAGTTACATCAAGAGCATCTTTACGAATACCTTGCTGTCCACTAGCACTTCTACCAATAATATCAATAATACCTCGAGTAACAGCACCTACAATCTTCTGATTATCTTCTATAAGAGCTGCATCTGGTTCTCCATAGATATTCTTACGTCTAGGTAAGTATTGAACTAATACAAAAGGAATTTTCTTATCTGGATAAGGATTTTCTTCTAATCTAATAAATGTGCTACCTACCCAAGTAGCTACAAAAGGTTTAACCTCTCCGGTATCATCAATATCCCAATATCCCCAATATTCACGAGCAATAACTTTCTTACGTGCTTTATCTTTAAATGTAAAAGAATCATCATCTGAACTAACCTTATGATCGGGTTCAGATAAGACGGATTCACTTTCAAAGTTAATTTCATCTATATTTGTATACCGTCCATCTTTTTTAAGTTCAGATAATGAAGTTTCAAAACTAAAAATAGCAAAGTTAGCTTTTTCTATATTACCTTCACATGTAGGATCTAATACTAAATTGTTATAATCACATACTGTTAAGACAGGTTGATTTTTAGTAGTTATAGTTTTTATAACTTCATTCTCACCTACCTTAACTTCTTGTTGTACAGGTTGCCCATCCGGGCCCGCAACTACTTGCATTTCCATTACATCTTCGTATACTTTACGTTCGTCCTGTTCAAACTCCCAACCTACACGTACAACTACAGTACCTTCATCTACTGCTGTACGAATGTAGTTATCAATAAAACTTACTTTATCCATACGGCAGTTAAGTTGGTAATTTAATAACATACCATTTTGTACTGCTAAGTCTTTATCTTCAAAAGTTTGAGGAGAAGTGTTAAATAGATCATCTGTAGATAGGAATGGTTCTGATAAAGCAGCGTAACGCCATTCTGCTTGTTTACGTACTAATTTAGGTACTAACTTAGATCGACCACGCTTTGCATTAATAGTTTGATCACCATTAAGTACTCCTAACCATGCATCTACTTCTACAGTATGCACTTGGTGTGCTACTTGTGCAGAATCAAGGTCTTGTTTAAGGTCACCAAGACTAGGTGGGTTTTTCCAATCTACTAGTTTAGAAGCAGCATTATCTGTAATATCTGTATCATCTATATCTAGATCGCTCATATATGTATTACCTATTAACTATATGTTATGGCTTAGCAACACTTTCTTTATGCTTATCATAGCTACTGTATTGCTTTTTAAGAAAATTATCAACCTTATATATCTTAATACCGTCTATCGTACTATGGTAATCTAAATAGTTATTAAACATAGAATTTGATAACTCTAAAGAAATAGAACAATAGATATCATCTGCTTGTACTACTTCAGATACAAAGTATTTCCATATTTTAGCAAAATTCATCTTAGATACCATATCAGGAGCAATAAACAATCCTGCTACCATATAACCATTTAAAGCTCGGTTAAACCTATAAAATAACACGGCTTGCCCTTCTTGTATTAAACTACTATGCGCAAATATCATTATAAAATCTCCACTACAGCAGATGAAAATACATTACCCATACCTGCCCCTAAACTAAGAAACTTACCAGATTCTTCTTGTAGTGCTAATGCTGTTTCTATAGCAGTAGACGCTCCCATAGTATGCCCAATACGTAATTTATAATTAATTAGTTTAATATCTCCAAATGTATCTTTAATTATTTCTTCTTCAATTTTATTATCTGAAGAAAATGTACTATGTGTTTTAACAAAGTCAATACCATCAGTATCTACTCTATTAATAACTTTTGTGTATCCTTCTCCTGTATTGGATATACCTAATGGATTAGAATGTGATTCGGCTGCTATATGCATATCAGTAATTTCAGCTAAAGGTTGATGCTCGTTACTTTGAATTAACTCGTTACTTTCGAATACTGATATATTACAACCTTGTCCTAATCTAAATTTAGTAATAGATGGATCGTTTTCTTCAGCAACTAATTTAGTTAATTTATTCTCTCCAAATATAGTTAAGTAATCTTCTGAGAGCCCATTATCTACTGAAATTACTACTACAGCATCTAATCGGTCTAAGGCTAACATATTATAAGCAGTATACCAAGCAGAGTGCCCGCTAATACAACTAGTACTATCAGTTGATATGTAATCAAACGACCCAATTTGATTAGCAATATATCCTGCATATACTTGTGTAATCCCCATTACAGGTACTCTATATGAAGGATACTGGGTTGTACGGTGCACAGTTGTTAAGTATCCAGTCCATATGTTATTCCCCGCAGCTAATATAAATCCTGTTTTACACTCATTTAATTTTGTTAATGATTGAATAAATTCATAGGTTCCAGAATTAGCTCCATGCTTACCTTTTAAAACGTAATCAATTAATTCTCCAGGCATGATTTTTATGCCTTGTTCGACCTTAAAACCTCCATTATTACCAACTTGATGCACATATTGAGGATACGGGATATAATCTAATAAAATTATATCTTCAGAATATACTGAATTAGTGTGAGTTACATACATCTTTTAGAATATTCTTTTGCATCAGCATATGTATAAGTTTTAGTAGCTTCTGCTATAACAAATTCTTTTATTAGTTGAATAGTTAAGTTTTCTTTTTTAACAAAATCTTGTAATTTCTCTTCAGAAATACCAAACATATGACATAACCATACAAAAAATACTATAGTACTTAAACTATCTAAACGTCCCATATCAAGGCGTTCGTCCATAGATTTTAATGGAATATACTCTTCTCCCATAGGAGCATCTAATTTAACTATCATATTAATGACAGAAAGGAACTCATCATCTGTAAATTCAAAGTTAGTTGTCTCCATAATTATCTCCAAATATGTAACATACTTATGTACTATATAACAAATAACATTATTAAGTATAGGCACTTTATTAAAAGAGGAGACTTGTGGCTAGTACTGATTTACCTAAAATAGAAAATATTCCTAGACCTTGGAAAGAATTTGCTGAAGAAGCAGGAATCGAAGCTTTATTAACACTTGCTAGAGTATGCGGTAATCATGATGCTTCAATTTATATTCCAACATTAAGCTATTTACTGTCAGAATGTGAAAAGGTAAGATCTAGTAAAGAAAGAATTGCTCTGGCTAGAGGAGGTAAATAAAACAATGACTAGATTACAATATGACTCTATTATTAATGCTTTTGAATTAGGAGTTGACCTAGGAAATTCTCGAGAAAAAAATTGGGAGTATTACAAAACAGTTACTCCAGATGATCTTTTAAATGAGCTGTCTTATGCATACCTACAAGCTACTGTAGAAGACGTATCTGATAAAGAAATGTTTGGATTAAGACCTGTAGATGAAGAACTTAATTAAGAGCTTTTAACTGCTTTTCGTATTTTTGTCTTAATTTCTTTTCTTTAGTCCAAGCTACTCCTATTGAGTTAGTTTTACAGTCTGTAAAATCAAAGAACCCAATAGATTTATTAACTATCATTGCTGGAAATCCACTAAATTCTTTTTCAAATAATTCCTTAACACACGGTGGATCAATAGGTTTTTCGTATATTTTAGGTATTCCTGGGTAAATTGCTGAACACCCTAAAAATAAACAAAAAAATACAGCTCCTACTAATAATTTTACCATAATCCTTATTATTTAAATATAAAGCAGCTTGGCAGAGGAGCAAAGGAGGAGACGATTCCGCCTCTACCAAGACTGCTATGGGAGCTATCAGCTCGTAGGAACTGTAAACTCCCTGATTAATTGCCTTTATTAATGCGTTTAGTTGCGTATTCGTATCTTCTAACTACTGAGTCTAAATTTCTAATAAAGCTTTGCAACTCTATTAAATCAGTCTCATTAACGCATATCATTTGTGCAATAGCTGCACTCTTAGGTGCTCCGAGTTCTGCGCATGGAATCCATACTTCATGAGGTTCAGCTAAAGCTTTAGGAACAACTGGATAAGCATGCAGAGGAAAAGATCCTCCAGTACTACTTACGGCCCCGCAACCAAGGAGAAACAATGCGATCCAACTTGCTGCCAGTAACCTTGGATTTTGCATTAACTTCTTCTGCTTCTTTACGATTGAATTCATTAATGTCTCCTGCTGTCTTTTTATAGGAATCGAATTGATCTGCTTTATTAAGTTTGCGGCCTACTCGAAGAGCATACCACGTACCAAGCCCTAACATAAAGATCAACCCGCTAACTATACTTAAGATCATCATTTAGCTTTTACTTTAATTTTTAAATCTTGTTCATCTTGATTCTTATTTTTACCTACATTACCTGCACCCATATTAGCAATCTTTAATAAAAAGTTAATTGCTCCTGTTGCTTTACCTAGCCACTTATCATCAATTTGGGTAGGCGTTAATGCTGTTAGTACTGTTAAGCTAGTTACTATGCCTGATAGTGCTATTAAGTAATTTGGTGCTTGTCCGATTATTCCTGCAAGAGATTCCATTAGCTATACTCCTCAGTAATTCGTAAAATAAAATATTCGCAGTCTTCTGTACGTTTAATGAATTCATTGAACGCGTCCCGACTCCGTTCTACATTGTCCATTTGTCCAAACCCTTCTGCTAAGAGTATACACCCACGACTGTCCAAAATTGAGTTCCCTTTATGAAATAATATATGTGTCCGTTCTCCCAAAGTGCCACCCTTGACTTCAAAGGTGTTACCGAATCTAGGGGAATCAACTCGCACTGCTTCAAACCAGCCTATAGGTATATGAGAAATATTTGGTTTATTTTCTCTCCAAGGTAACTCACAAGATACACAAAAAGGAGTATTACCATCAAGTACAACTCCAAAAGTTCCACCATCACTTGTTGCTATTCTTTTAATTGTTATACGTTTACCTTTTTTATCTTCCATTTAGTGTATTCCTGACATTGCTATAATATAAAAAGTATAAAGTGCACTAAAAATAATAAATGCTCCTCCTATAATCCAAAGAAACATCTTCATTTTCTATATCTTATTGGGGGTTTCTTTTTCTTTTTTCTTTTAAAATAAATCATATGTATTCCTCAGTTGCCATCAAGGTTTAATTCGTTTTGATAGTTTAACTCTATTTTTTAAATGTTCTTTTTCAATACTTTCTTTATTTTGTCCAAAGTACTCAACAGCTAAATGTTTCTTTATCATTTGATGATTTAGATTAACTTTATCAACTATTATTTCACCAAGTATTCTACCAAATTTACCTTTCTTATCTAAATAGGTTCTAAGCGTAATGTAAGAGCCCTTTTTACAACGATCTTTTAAGAATTGAGCTGATAGCTTACCATAGAACTTTTCTTCTTTATCGCGTGTTCTAGACTCTGGTGTATCAATACCAAATAATCTTATCCTTTGGTTAGAAAGAATAATACTAAACCCTAAATCTATATCTACATCAATAGTATCTCCATCAACTACTTTAACTACTTTTGCTTTGTATTCATTCATTTATTTTTCTTATCTAAAATATGAGTAAGTATAATGTCTACATTACGTTCAAGAGGATGTAAATCATCTTTAGTAACCACT